CGCCGCTCTTGCGGAGAGACCCCGACGCGATCCTGAGTTCGATGTTGAGGGCATGGAATTCGACGGCCAATGGCTCACGGAGCTGTGTGGCGAAGCAGACGAGTCTGGAGCACCGTCCACCCGAAAGGGTTGGACGGTCCTACCAGGTCTGCTCAGCGACGCATGTCTCCTTGTTGACATTGTCGAAGAGTTCCACGCGCTGGAAGAGCCACCACGGCTCCGTCCGACCATTATACGGGAAAAGGGGTTTAAGCAACGCCCTTTGACCTGCATGCGGTCGGACGAGCTCGTTACGGCTCACTTCCTTCGTGACCTCTTTTGGGCCCCCCTTCAAAGGTTTCCGCCTACGGCGGCAGTCTTGAAGGGGGACAAGCTCTCTGCTGTCCGACGAGTGGTTAAGGGCCGTCGGGCAGGCCGGATGATTTACTCATCTGACCTGTCCTCAGCGACAGACTTCCTCCATCAGGATGTTGCCCAAGACGTCTCCACCGCAATTCTCGAGGAGTGGGGCTTCGGCCCCCTCCTCGTCGAGAGTGCGGAGAAGTGTCTGGGCGTCCACATGTTTTCCCATGACTGGGTTCAAACACGTGGCATCATGATGGGTAGTCCTCTGTCCTGGTCCATCCTCAACCTCGTGAACTTCTTCTGCTATGTGCGGAGCCGGTTCCCAGTCCTCCCGGAAGGGGAGGGTCTGGTGTCTGCTCTGAGGATAGCGGAAGGTGAATGTGCCCTCTGCGGAGATGATCTCCTTGCCTATACAGACAAGGGGACAATCCACCGGTATGAGAGCCAGTGTCTTGGCGACGTTGGATTTGTAGCCAACATTGACAAGTCGTTCTGCTCTCACACCGGTGGTGTCTTCGCAGAGCTATCATTCACTGTTCGTGGGGGTTACAGGTATGAACCGGAACCCTTTCCACCTTTAGGACAGGAGCCAAAGGATCATGAGGTCCGGATCATTCACTCCGTCGACCCAATTGGTGACATACCTGCAAAGGTACTCACCACTCCCATTGGGAGGGGTCAGGCCTTGGACGTCGGTCCCGCTCTCACGGCTTCACTCCAGTGCGTCCCCCCTGCCCTTAGGCAGGTGGTATGCTCCCGGATGAAGCGTGCAGTCGGAATCGAATGTCCCGGCCTCGTAACAGCCTTGTTACGGAAGGGTATTGATCCGGGTGCCCCTAGGGGTCTTGGAGGTGCCGAGCTACCGTGGTGTAAGGTCA